GGGTCAGGATGGCAATGCCGTTCTCCGTTTCATGCGAAAGAACTTCCGTGCGCCGTCCCGCATTCGCACCGCTGGTCCAGTCCAGTATGCCGAAGGCGAACCAGCCGGGATCGAACCCGCCAAGCGCCGTCGCCCGGAACACCCTGTCGCGCAGGGGCTCCAGAACGGCACCGCTGCCCGTGAAGGCCGGGTCCGCGAGATCGACCCGGCAACGCGCATCACCGAGATCGGCATCGCAGCTGCCCTGGAACATCCGCCCGACAGTCTGACCGAGGATGTGGGCGAGCGACCGGACCTCCGCCACGAACGCCGTGCGCCCGCGCCGGATCTCGCCGATTGCCCCGCGCCGCATCAGCACGCGCTGGTCGGGATCGGCCCAGTTCACCCGCCAGACATCGACGTGCGCCGCGTCCCAGAGCCCGGCCAGAATATCGGCCTCGGTGATGCGATCGGAGGTGAGCGCGCCTTCGGCATCCTGCGCGTCGACCGAGAGATCCGAGCCCGTGCGGATCTCTGACGCGGTCAAGCCGCTTTCTGGCTCGAACCCCGTGCCGTCGAACGTGAGCACCCGATCATGATCGGTGAACCCGAACATCACCCCATCGGCGCGCGTGAGCCGCCAGCACCAGGCCAGCGTGGTTGTGCCGCTGTCGAGATGGTCCTGCAGCGCGGGCGAAAGGCTCTTCATGGCCGGGACCCCCATGGCTCTGATGTGCTGGCATCGCGCGCCATGATCTCGTCCATCACGGCGGTGAGCGCGGCAAACGCGCGTCGGGCGCCGGGGGCGAGCTCCGGGGTCTCGCGCAGCTGCCGCACGAAGGCTTCGGCCGCCGGACCATCGTCGAAGCCGGTATGGCGTGACGGCAGATCACGCCCCGCCGCGCGCAGGGCCTTCTCGATCACCCGCCCGCCGCGACGATGCGCACCGATGGTGAGATAGGCCGCGCCGAAGATCGCCACCGGATCGGTGAGCGTGGCCGCGAACTCCGCCGCCGCCGGGCTCGACCGGCCCTCGATGGGCAACAGCGCCAGAAGATCGAGCGCCAGCGCGTCAGCGCGGCGCACCGCCAGTGGCAAATGCGGGTCGAGCGCCAGCTGGATCGTCCAATGGGCGTGCAGCCAGTCGGCCCAGGCCTGCGGCGTGATGGTGGCCTCGATCATGGCACAGGCCAGCGGATGGGTCTCGGCGTCGTGGTGCAGGTCGCGCGTGGCCTGCCAGAGCGGTCCGGGCATGGGGGTCTCCAGATGCAAAGACGCCCCTGGCGGAACCGGAGGCGCGTGAAAGTGTGATGGGGGATGAAGGGTCGCGCCGGGGGCGTGGATCGGTGCCGTCAGCCAGGTATCGGCATGCAGACGATCAGCCTGCCACCTCCGCGTCATAGGCGGCCTGAAACAACCCGGCGACATCGGCATTTTTGAGCTCGTCCATGGCCTCCAGCTGGACGGACACGGCCCGCTCGGCCCGAAAGCAGGCCTTCACATGGCCGCCAACCGCCTGCGCGACGGCCGTCACCTGTGCCGTGCTCAAATCGGCCCATCCGCTGTCGAGCTTGTAGGCCACCGGCCCGGATATGAGGCCCATCTGCAGGGAATTGACCACCGCGGTGATCTGCGCCTGGCTTTCGCGGGTCGTCTGGATGCGCTGCCCGCCCGGAAGATCGAGACCCGCGGTCTCGTGACGCCAGCGCAACCAGGCCAGCCGGGCCAAGGGCTCTGTCGGAGCGCCGGAGCGTCGTGCCGCCTCGGGGTCCGCTTCGATCTCGCGCAGCCGGGTCCGGAACGTCTGCTGGTCGGTGAATGTCTCGAAGAACGCGGCCCCCGTGGTGACAGACGCGCCAGGGGCAAGGTGGCCGTGGCTCACGCCGTCGCCATGCGCGATCCACCAGGTGGGGTCCGTCGCCCTGTACTCCATCAGACAAGCCCTCCGTCGGTGATCGTCCAGCCCATCCCGTCGAGATCGACGGAGGCCGCCGACAGCACCCCGTCCCATGTGGCGACCTTGTAGGGCTGGTCCGGCATGATCGCGTCCTGCGCCGTCGCCTGAACGGCGTCGGTGCCGTCGCGCAGCTCCCAGGCGGTGCCGGTGTCGAGGAAATGCCAGCCAGTCGTCTTCTCGAACTGCTGCTGTGCCCCGTTCCAGAGAAACGCGCCATCAGCGTCCGCGGTGCTGGCCGATGCGACCAGCACCCGGCGCGAGCGCGCAAGAAACGCCCGCGCCGACACGGCGTCCCCGAACCGGCTGCCGGGGGCGTAGACCGTGGCGGTGTAGGTCGGAGGGCTGTGGTTTCCGGTCAGAGGGACGCTGAACGGCCCGTCCTGATTGTATGCGGTGTTCGCCCAGCCGATCAGGGTTCTGGAATACGGCTCTCCGTGAATGGGGGTGGTGTCCCAAATCAACGACATGGACACCCCGGTCTTCGACAGCGGCCACGCACCGAGAGAGAAGCTGAAATCCCTCGCATCGAAAAACATGCCGTCGAAGGTGCTGACGTTCGAGACGTCCCAGCCGGAGATGTCGCGGTTGAACGCGGTAAAACCCCTGAACATGTCTTTCATGTTCGTGACCTTCGAGACATTCCAGCCCGAGATGTCCTGGTTGAACGCTATGGCGCCCTGAAACAGCCCTTCCATGTTGGTGACACCGGACACATCCCAGGTCAGGACCGAGGCATGGTTGAAATCCCGCGCGCTGTTCATCATGGCTTTCGCATTGGAGGGCAGCACCCAGTTCGTCGTGTCGGAATTGAACGGTGACAGATGGAGCATGTGCTCCACGCTGGTGGCAGATGACAGGTTCCAGCCCGCCAGACTGGCGTTGAAAGCCGACCGGGAGAACATCCGCGTGAAATTCTCGACATGGCTCACGTCCCAGGTGTCGAGGGGCTGACTGAACGTCCCGCCCTCGAACATGTTGTTCATGAACCGCGCGGCGGACACGTCCCATCCGTCCAGGGGCTGGTTGAAGGCGTGCGGCACCGCATCATCGTCCGGCGTGGCGAACATGTAGGAAAAGTCGGTGACGGTCGACACGGTCCAGTTCCGGATGCTGTCGGACCCGCCGTTGTTGAAGGCGTTGGTGCCCAGATTGCCCTGGCTGGTAAAGGCCGCGGCGAACATGTAGCTCATGTCCGTGGCCGACCGCGTATCCCAGCCGCCGATGTTCTGGTTGAAAACCTGCGTCGACCGCCCGGACCCGCCACCGAACATGTTCCTGAACGTCTGGACCTTCGAGACGTCCCATGACCCGATGGGCTGGTTGAAGCTCATCGTGGCGTTGGCCACGAAGAACATCTTCTCCATGGTCGTGACATTCGACGTGTCGAGCCCGGAGATGTCGTCGTTGAAGGTCACGGCATCCATGAACATCTCGCTCATATCCGTGATGTTCGACGTATTCAGCGTGCCTGCGTCGAAGCCGGGATCGCCCTCGCGGAACATGCCGCGTGCGGTCGTGACCTGCGGCGGCAGCGCCGGGTTCACATGGGTCGTGTTGTTCGTCACGTTGCGGAAGGCTTCCCGCAGCGAGGTCAGCCCCAGCTTGAAGCCAATATTCTCGACACGGACCAGCCCCTGGAGGTTGGCGTTGCCGCCATACTGTTCAAGCTGTCCGCTCACCGTGACCGTGACGAGGCCGGTCACGCCGACATCGTAGACATGGCTGACGATCCCGCCGGACTGCACGGTCTGGCCGATCCCGTCGCCCCAGTCTATCGCCACATCGACGAGACCGCCGTAAACCCCCAGCGGCAGATAGACCGTGCGATTGAGCGCGAGACCGGGATCGAAGACCAGCTGCATGGAGGCCGCCCCGTTGAGAATGTTCCGGGGCACGGTCCAGCCCGTGTGGGTGACGGGGCCGCTGCCGCCGGCCCGGCCGCCATAGCGCCCCCGCCAGATATAGGCGGCGCCGTCCAGAAGCGTTTCGGGAAGCGTCACTTGCGCGCCGCCCACAGCCGTGACCGTCTCGTCGGGGATGTCCACCTCCGGATCCGAGCCGGCCAGCCAGAACTCGATCCGGGTTTCGACATAGGTGAGGCCAAACTCCGAGTTGAACGGCGTCAGCTCCACCGCGCCGCTCGTGGCCCCGTCCGGGGTCACGGCGTCCGGGGTGTCGATCAGCTCAGGGTACACCTGCCGGACGGGCACCGAGAACTCGGACTGGCCGCCTTCGGTCCCTTTATAAAGGCCGCGCCACCAGAACGCCTGACCCGGGCTCAGCCCGTCGCCCGGATAGATCGTCTGATATGCGCTGGCCGTGGCGCTGGTGATGTCGCGCGTGAAGACAGGGGTGTCGAAGCCGTCCTGCGATCCCGCGACCTCGAAATACACCCCTGTCTGGCTCAGCCCGCGCGGGCTGAAGAACTGCGTCAGGCGCAGTCTTGCGGCCTCTTCGCTGTTGGTCGGCGGCAGCGCCCCCGGGCGCGCGATATCCACGGCGCCGGTGGGGATGCGCCACTGAACGCCATCGGAATAGTAGAACTGGCCGTCGCTGCCATAGATCGCGGCCCCCTCGTATAGCGCGGGGTCAAGGGCCGCGCCAACCGGCGAGGGAACCGCGCGCCCGCGCCCGATGAAGACCGGCTCGCCCAGAAACCGGGTGCCGTGGTTGAGATAGCGGCTCATCAGCTTGTCTCCGGATCGTGTTGCTCGGCCGCCCCTTCCGAGGCGGTGCTGGTGAGTTGGACGGCATTGGCGGCAGAGGCCTTCACCTGCATGCGGTCGCCATGCGCGCTGGCGGGGTCGCGCTTGAGCATCCGCTGGCCCGGGGCGGGGTGCAGATAGGTCTCTCCGGCAATGATCCCGATCACCGCCTGCTGCACGCGGGGGCCGTCCTCGTGCAGGATACTCACCTCGAGCGTCACGGTGCTGGTGCCGCCGTTGAAGAACATCAGCGGCGCTTCGATCAGCGCAAAGCCCGGCTGGATGCGGCGCTCGTCGTCGGCCGGATCGCGGGCGTCGGGAAAGCGGCGCTGCGGGTCGGGCACGGAGAAGTCCGGGGCTTCCAGCACCGTCAGCCAGTCGGTGCCGAGGCTCTCGACGAGGATGCGGACGGGAACGGCGGCGCCGGCCTGGCGGACGGTCTGTCTCATTGCTGGCCTCCTGCGATGATGGCCGCGCGGCGGGCGCGGGGAAGGATGGTGCGATCGATGGGCGGCCCCTCGAGTTGCCCGGTAAGCGGGTTGACCAGCGCGCCGCCGGTGAAGAACTGCTTGCCGTTGCCGTCGATGCCGGAAAACACCACGCGCCCGAGATTCTTCTCGACGATGCTCTGGGGCACCTCCTGCGCGGGGCGGGAGAAGGCGCGGCCATTGACCCCGGTCAGGGTCTCGTTCCACTGGTGGCCGACGGCGGTGATGGTGCTGGGCGCGCGCTCGGTGGGGACGGGATCGGCATTGGTGGTGGCGATGAGCACGTCGTCGATCAGCGCCGCGACCATGGCCTGCGCGCCCGGCGAGACCAGCGCGCCGATCTCGTCGCGGATGCGCTGCCAGCCAAGCGTAAACCAGTAGAGCTGGCCCGGCGCGCCGATGAAGACGGCGTTCCAGTCATACATGCCGCGGGTGAAGAGCTGCGTCGATTGCTGCTGACCGGCGGTCAGATCATAGCGCAGAGACAGCAGCAGGAAGCGCGCGTCGCGCCGGGTCGGCTCCTCGCGCGAGGCCGCCGAGGCGGTGGAGAACCCGTCGATATAGCCCTGCGCCACCAGGTGCGCCCACATCGCGTCGGTGATGGCCGCCTCATTGGCTTCGATGGCCGCGGCATCGGCGGGGTATGCGCCGAGCGCCTGTGGCGGCGCAGTGAGCGGGACGACGACATTGCGGTAGCCTTCGGACCACAGCGTCCAGTCGCCGGCCTGCGAGGCGCAATTGGACAGGATCATCTCGCCGCCATCGAGGCACATGTACTGCTTGTGCGAGAAGATCGCGATGGCGTTGATCCCGTTGATGAAGGCGCCGTTCCGGGCAAGATAGCCGATGCCGTTGGGGTTGCTCGGGGTGGCGCCCCAGAGCATGATCTGCGGGAAGACCGAATACGGGCTCACCACGGCGCGATCGGCGAGCGCGACACCGCCGCCACGCCCCACGAGCGGGTTCTGGTTGGCCCGGTCCAGCGGTGGCGGGATGAGCACCGGCTCGCCGGTGCGATACATCACGATGTTATGGGCATAGACGGTGCGGTTGATGACCGCGCCGGGGCGGAAGGACACGGCAAAGCCCTCGGTCGGGTCGTCGAGGCTGTCGACGCGCCAGCCGCCCTCGAAGCTGAAGCCCTGGACATAGCCGCCATTGCCCATCCGGAAGACGTTGCGCTCCTCAAAGCCCGGGGCGGGGACGATCTTCGTGGCCCGGGCCGCGGTGGCGGAGATGACGCCAGTGCAGTGATCGGGAAAATCGATATGGCCCTGTGTCGGGTAGGTGCCGGGATGGACATGGATGACGGCCGGGTCGTCCGAGCCCGCAAGAAGGTCGCGGGCCGCCTCGATGTCGCGGACCGCGCGATCGCGGCCCTCGCCATTGCCGCTGTTATGCCCGTCCTGGGCCACGTAAAAGATGCGCTCTTCGGGGTATCCGTTCGCCAGCGAGGGCGAGACGAGCGCCAGGGTCGAGCGCTCGATGGCGCAGATCTCGATATCGGTGGCGTGCTGCGAGCCGTAGGTCTCGACGAAGGGCCGGGCGTAGCGTGCAGCAGCAGGCGCCGCGATCGCACCCGGTCCGGGCGCGGCGCCGACATCCACGGCCATGGCGATCGTGCGGCGGCCGTCGGTGACGCGCGGGGCGAGGTCCGTGTGCGCGACGCTCTGTGACAGCACCGCCTTGTCGGCATCGAGCCAGATCACGCCTATGGTGACCGCGTCGGAGGCCGGGTCGGGGCTGTCGATCACGCGCCGCCAGGCGGCGCGCAGGACATGTGCGACGCCGGGCTCGAGCGGCACCGGGGTGAGGCCGACCAGCTTCTGCAGCCCGGTCAGGCGGGCGATCTTGCCATCCGCGCCCACGGCGATGGCACCGCCATCGATCTCGTAGAGCGTCGGCGTGTCGCCGGGGCGATGCTCGAGGGGGGTATAGGTTTGCATGAAGGGCCTCAGCGCAATCGCAGTTCCAGAAGCGGGATCGAGGTGATCGAGCCGAGCCGCTCGATATCGAGGGTGATGTCCATCAGATCGCTGTCGAACCGGACGGGCACGTCGAAGGCAAAACCGGCGGTGAGGACCACGCCGGGCTCGGGCGCGGTCTCGAAGGTTACGCGCCCGGTGGTGGTATCGACGGACCAGCCGGTGAACTGCTCCGCGCCGCCCAGCGCGATGCGCGTGCTGCCCGCCACCGGCTTGTCGATACGCCGGATCTGGCCGTGCGGGGCGGTGCCGTAGGTCTTGGTGAGCGGAAACACCGTGGTCTCGCCGTCGCCAACACCGATCTCCTGGTCGAGCTCGGAGACGGCGCGCGAGGGCAGGCTCGACGTGTAATCGGCCCAATCCTTGAACCGGAACCCGTAGAGGCGACCAAGGCGCGCCTCGAAGAAGGCCACGACACGGGCGAGATCGTCGGCGCGGCGAATGCCGTAGCTGACATCATAGCGGCGGCGCGACGCGGACCACGAGGCGTTGCGCTCTTCATGGCCGGAGGCCAGTTCGACCACCTGCGTGCGGCGTTCCGGCCCGCCGCGCGCCCCGCGGCTGATATCGTCGGGAAAGCGCTCTTCGTGAAAGGCCATCGAGAAAGGCTCCTGAGTTATAGTCCACGCCGCCCAAGCGCGACCGCGCGGGAGATGTCGGCGGCGACTTGGGTGCGCGATTGCCGGAAGCTTTCGGCGTCGCGGGTCATGATGTTGACGGTGACGTTCGGGTCGCGGCGACCCGACCCGTCGTAGTCGCGCGCCTCGCGGCGCGAGAGCACCCGCTCGCCGCGCTGCAGGATCGCGGGCACTTCGTCAGGCCTGAGCCCGGCCATGCCGCCGGTGTGCATCCTTGGCGCGTCCGCGAAGGCCATGGCCGGAACCATGCGCGCGGGGCCAGCCGACCCGACCACGCCCCCGGCATGCAGGACGTCCGCAAAGATCCCGCCCGCGCCTCCGAGCGCGCCCGAGAGCGCATTGGCGATCGGCCCGAGAATGAACCGGCGCGCCGCGAGCTTGGCGAGATCGCCGAGCAGCGAGGTGACCAGGTCCCGGAAATCCAGCTTGCCGGTCTTCACGAAATTCCCCACCGCGGTCTCGGCGGACCGGAAGGCTCCGACCAGCGCCTTGCCGATATCTCCGCCGATGCTGCGGGCCTTGGCGGCATAGTCCGACAGGGCGGATGTGACCGCCTGCCAGCCGGTGACCGCGGCCTCGGTGTCGGGCGCGGCGGCCGCTGCCGCGGCTCCGGCAGCGGTGCCGGCCTTGCCTGCCGCCTGTCCGGCATCGCCGAGCGCGGTCTCAAACCGCTCGGCGGCGTCGCTGGCCTCGGACAGCGCATCCGCCCCGTCCGTGTCGCTGCCCCGCACCGCGTCGCGCAGCGCCTGCCAGCTGTCCAGCGGCGCGCGGGCGCTCTCGGCCAGATCGCGCGCCACGCCGCGATAGGTGTTGGCGGACCCGAGCGCCTCTGTGGCCGCACGCGTCAGGCCCAGATCGGGGGCGGTGAGCGGATTGTCCTCGAAGGCGCGGTCGAACGCGTCGCGCGCAGCAGACGAGGCCGCCGTTGCGGCGCCCTCAAACCGGTTCTCGATCTCGCCCAGCTCCAGATCGGGGATGACCGACAGCCGCCGCTCCGAGCCGAGCGCCTCCAGCCCGGAATTGATGCCGCCGATGAAGCCGTTGATGCGCGAGACCACGCCGTTGAGCATCGCCTCGACCCCGTCGACCAGGCTGTTCGCCGCCTGAAACGCCAGATCGCCGATGGCCGCGGGCAGTCGGCCCCAGATCGCCCTGATCGCCGCGTAAGCCCCCTCATAGGTGTTCGCGGCGGTGTTGCCAAAGTCGACCACGCTCTCGATGGCGCTCTGCATCGCCGCAGCCGCATCGGCCTTGAGATCGAAAAACGTGGCCGTGGCGGCCGCGCCCGCCGCCGCAGCCCCGGTCCTGATCCGGTCCCAGACCTCGAGGGCCACGCCCCGCAAAAGCCCCATCGCCGCGCCAAAGCTGCCCGCGCCCGACACGAGCCGCCCGAGCTGGTAGATCAGCTCGCCTGCGCCCACGATCAGCGCGCCGATCCCCGTGCGGATGAGCGCCCCGCGCAGGACCACCAGCGCCGTGGCCAGCCCGCGCACCGACAACGCCGCTGCGGCCAGCCC